CAGAAGTTTTTTCAAATCCTCTGCTTGTAAAAAATCCTATTACAGCATCAACTTGGTTAGTAGGAAAATTAATAAAGTCAGTAAAATACTGATTGTAAAATCTCTTTACATCATTTGAACTATCATCTTTTACTACTTTAGGTAGGTTACTCATTATCCTGTCCTTACAATGTTAGGCAAGTTAGCAAGTGTTTTGCTATTTGCCGCTTCTTTATATGCCGAACTTGCAGTGTCCCATGCGGCGTTAATCGCATTGACACTTGCATCACCCCCTGCGGCTAAATGATCTTTTTTGTGTGTTGTTGATTTAGATAAGTCTGCTAACTTGTCTGGATTGTCTTGAAGTTCTTTTGTAACGTCTGCAAGACTTGTACTCTGTACTGCTTTTTGTATTGCCGCCACAGCACTTACACCAGCAACTGCTGTTGCAACATCTTTTAGTGATCCACTGCCACTACCTTTAGGAAAAAATGTATTTGCAACTCCGCCAACATTTATTCCGCCAACATCTCCAATGGCTCCTTTAATAATTCCAAAGCCTTCTTGTCTAATTCCGTCTTTAGATAAATCCTTAACATTTCTTGCAGTGTTGGCCGCTTTTAAAACTGTACCTAACAATGCTCCTGGTGACTTAAATGCATCGCCTGATGTAATATCTCCAAACACATCTGCCGCACCTGATGCAACACCACCAACACCAAATAGACTTGATGTTCCGCCTCCACCTAATGAAAGTGGACTTGGTGTTTTATCATAATGTTCTGTTGCAAAACCTTTTGGTGCTGTACCTTCTGACACTGCACCTCTTGTGTACCATACTGTTTCAAACTGAACACTCATTGTACTTTGTGCAACACCGGCACCATCTGTTTGATCCATTGTGTCATGTTGCCAACTATTAATAATAGGATTGACAAGTGTAAATGCTGTATAACGTTTACGTGACATTTGATATACAACAATGCTATCAAAGAAAGGATCTATACTATCGTTATCAAAACCATATCTATATTTCGACTGTGGAGAGTTTGCATCAGCAAATGTGTTTGCTCTGTTGTATGCAGAAGCAGTCGTGTTAGGACTTCCTGCTGTATCAGTTGATGCATAGTTTCCATCTTTAAAATAATATCTGTAGTATGCTTCCCACATTGCAGTTGTAAGACCATAGTTGTCATCATGGAAAGTAAAATTACAAGGACTGTAGTCTATGCGTTTTTGTAAAATTCTTTTTCTATTGTATTGATGTTTTACTTCTGTAGTAACATCAAACTTAGGCAAGTCAACACTCTTAACTAACATATTAATAGTGTTACTGTGTTTCTCTGATAGTTGTGGAATAATTGAAGAAGCCTTTCTATTAATGTTGAATGCAACATGATAAAGAAACTTACTCTTAGGTGCATACTTAAATGCATCATCTACATATAATCTTGAAGCATGTTGATAGTCTGCAAGGTTACCTTTTGGACTTAATGCTCCAGATACTAAATTGTCAAGAAATGGGGTTAACTTATTTGCCATACTAATATTTATCTAAAAAATAAAGTGGGTATAGAATAAAAAAGGCGCACTCGGCGCCTTTTCTACGTTTATTTTAAAACTCTTAAACTTGATTATACTGCGCCACCGCCAGTAACAAGTGTGTTGATAGTTCTGCCTACAGCAGTACCAATACCTGTTCCTTGTGGTGTTTGTATCGCATTATCGTATCTAATACTTAATGCAACACTAACTACTTCTGATGTCGCGTATGCTAATTGATTGTAGTTTGCACTTTCTAAATAACAACCGTATAACTCAAATGTTTCAAGCACATTAACTGTGTTTGCACCGTTACCACCATCTAAAATTTCAATACGTGTAACGAATTTGTAGTCCGCGCCTGATGCCGCACCTGATTGTTCAAAGAAATCAAACTGTTTCTGCAACTGCTCGCCAACAAGTTTCTGAACGTTGTTACTTACATCTTCACGTAAGTTTAATGTAATTGGTTCCCAAGTATGTTTTCCTGCAAGGAATACTTTTGAGTTGTATACATCAAGTGTAATCTGTTCAAAAGTTACGTTAGGTCTTGTTACATCGACAACCTGTTTAGTTAACTCTGTAGTTGGTGTTGACACTCCAAAATTTTCCAGTGACACCCTGAAGCGGTACTGCAATTTTGGCATTAACAAACCTTGTGAACCTGCACTCGCGTTGCTGTCCAAAGGTACTGTTAGTCTTGAAAGTGATGAAATTGCCATTTATTTGCTCCTATTACTTTTATTTATCATATTATAGGCCCGCTATTTCTCCAGTGTTTTTAAGTCTTAATGGAATGTAAATAAACTCCACTGCTTTCACTGGTTCAATTGCAATGTCTACATAAAGTTCGTTTCTATCAATTCTTGATGGAGTGTTGTTACTTTCGTCACACACTACTAAGAAATCATATAACGCTCTTTGTCCTACAAGCTCAAGCATTAAACTATCTGCTTGTTGTTTGATCTCGTCTCTTGTGATCTTATCGTTAGGCTCAAAAATGTAAGGCTTCGCAAGTTTGTTTAACTGTCCACGTAAGTAAATTACTAAACGTGCAACGTTAATTCTATCTAAAGAACTTGCATTCTTCGCTCTTGTCTTTTGACCAAAGTTAACAAGACCTGCACCAGTTAAGAATGTTACTGGGTTAACCTTGTTACTGTACAATGTATCTCTTTGACCTTCGTTAAGAGCAACTGTTTTAAACTCGCCTTCGTTATCAATAAAGCCTGCACTTGAAGCGTTAGTAATTCCACCACGTCTTGTTCCTGCTGGAGCAAACCATGGGTAACTAACTTGATCACTTAATGCAATAGTTCTAAGTATACCATGTGATGCTGGAACAACTACGTTGTTACCTGCATTGTCACTTGTGAATAAACTTGGATAAAACACACCTAAGTATTCGTCACTTGTTACTAATCCATTGTCGTTATCTTCAACAGCACCGTTAACGTTTGTTGCCCAGTTGTTAATTCCTGTGGCATCACTTGCTAATCTCATTGGAGAGTCACCAACAACAAATGCTGTTAAGCCTCTGTCATTGTTCAATGTAACCATTTCACCAATCAGCTCTGGATAACCAGGTGTTGCTAATAAGTTAAAGATTCTTGATTCGTTATCTCTAATGTCTTGGTTGCTGTTCATCATTGCCTGTAATGCTTGTACAACAACTTTACGCTGTGCCTTACGACCGAATGTACCTGAACCATCTGCTTGGTTAGCACTTTCAGTTACCCATCTGTGTGGATAGTAAGACGCCATTGACTCGTCGCCAGTACGTGCATTATCTTCTGCAAGATCGATTGAATTACGTACAAATTTCTTAACGTTAAATCCAGAACGTCTTAAGTTCCATAACAACATACCTTTTGGATATAGTGCTGGATCTGGAGCATCTGGGTCTAAGTAATTACTTGCCGCTAAATCTGCAATAGTACCTGCTGATCCACTGTTAACACCTGAAGTGTTATAACGTGCATCTGCAAACAACACACCATTCTCTGTAGTCTGGTCTGTGCTATCTCTTAATACCCATTTCAATGTAGTTCCATTGTATTGGTAAATTACTGGATAGTTTTCTAAGTCTGCTGTACTAACCCAAAGGTCGCCATTTACAAGTGCTGAACCATCTGATTGTGTAGTTGGTTCTGTTGCACTAACAATTGGACCATTTGGTGAACTGTTTGGATATCCTGAAGAACTGTCTTGGTAACCTACCCAAGTAGTTCCGTTGTGTAACATAATATCAACTTCGTCAACAACTGAGTTGTACCATAATTGACCATCAAGTGCTAATGCACTCGGTGCATCATCGCCTGCTGTGTATGATAGTACTTGCCAGTTTGAAGCCATATACTGTTTAGGATTAGTTGAACTGTCTGTTCCTGGTACATAGTATAAGTTTGCTGTACCTGTGTTTGCATCAACATAAGGAGTAAATCCTGCTAATGTTAATCCACCATCTGTATCAACAATTCTAATTTCTCCACCATCGTTGTGTTCAATAACAATTCTGTTTGAAGCGTCTACACTTGCTACAATGTTAGTAAATCCAGCACTGTTAATTTTTCCTGCAATTT